GATACTTCTAACTATCACATAGCTGTTGTTCATTTTCACAACAAGCATATGCACTTAGAATTTAATAATACATTAAGTTCTCATATTCAAGAATCAAGTTTTGACCATAATACTACTTTTAATGATTCCACATATACTGTGGGTTATAAAATAACAGAAGATGCTACGCATTATTTAGATGGTAATATACAAGAGTTTATTATTTACAACCACCAATTAGACGAATATAAAATAGGGCAAATAAAATCATACTTAAACAAAAAATATAATATTTATTAATTATGGCAGGATTTAACGGAACAATAGAAGCAGGAATACAGCCTTTTGACAACTCTAGTTCAAATTTAGCAACTATGAGTTATAATTGGAGAGCTAATTATGTAAAAAGCGCATATACTCAAATGAGATATCAACTTATATGGAGTGGTTTGAATGAAAACGAAGAACCTCTTGCAAGTAACTTTACAGGATTACCTTCTTCTACTACTGTTGGGAATGGTGATGTGATAAATGTAATTTTTAAAGTTTATGCAAGCACACAATTTCCTTATCCTTCGTCTTCAGCAGAATGGGATTTAGTAGCTACAATAAGAAAAACAAGAGATATTGCTAATATAAGTTATGTTAATGGTCAGGCTAATCTTTCTAGTCAAAGATTTACTATTGACATAAGTCAATTATGTCAAGACTTACTTTCGTATAGTTTAGTTCCAATAAATAAAGGTACTTGGCAAAGCTCGGAGTGGGGAGGTATGAATGGAGGTCAAACAAAACAAGATAATGTAACTGCTCCTATAAGCTCTTATAATGTAACACCAAACGGTACATATAGACATATATGGGTAACTGCAACTCCTGAAGTTTTGTTAGGAGATGGAACAATACAAGAAGCTACAGGAACTGGTGTAAGTTTATCTTTTAATAAAATAGCAATTATAAATTCTGTAGCTCAATTTGAAAAAGACAATATATATTATAATATAAAATATATAATACAAAAGTCTTTAGCTAATGTTAATAATCCTAGAGGTTTTATGAGTTTATGTCCAAATTATACTCAAACAACTAATGCTCCTTTTTTAAAGCAAGTAAGAGAAGATGAGGAGGCAGAATGGTTATATTGGTGGCAAAGAAATATGGGTAATGCAGGAGACCAAACAACTAAAGCAAGATTAAAGGTAGAAACATATTTAAGTAATGGTAGTTTACAAAACACAATGTATTTAACAGATTTTAATTCTAATTTAGACACACAAGTTGTTTCAGGAACAACAGTTTTTAAATTAAATCAGAATAGAGTGTGCGTGCAAAATGTTTCGCCTACTTACATAAATGCTAATGCTGTAGACAACTCAGGAAGTACAATTACAAATCAAATAGATAGCTCTACATCATATTATAAAATACATTTAGAATATACTAGCCAAACAAGTTCTACTATTAGAGCAACAGAATATAGGTATTTTGGTATAGACAGAGAAACTGCTAATGTTCCTTTTGGATTTGTAAGGTTTCATTGGCTAAACAGAATAGGTGGTATAGATAGCTATACAGCTAAAAGAGATGTTATGGAAGGCTTATCTATAACTAGAGATACTATAGAAACAAAATCTGCAGACAGAACTTGGTATCAAGATAAACAAAAAGGTGTTGGAGGAAATGCAGTAGATTTAGTAGATTCTAATTATGTTTCTAACACAATGAGAGGTGGTAATTTATACAAAGGAGGTAGAGAAGTTTTAAATGTAAAAGCACAAAGAAATAATAGTGTATTTACAGAGCCTTTAAACAAGCAAACAGCAGAATGGCTAGAAGAAATAATGACATCTCCTAACGTATGGATAGAGATGGATACAGAAGCAACAGCTAGGGGTAATACTGTAAATCCATTTCAAAGACCTTCTACAAAAGAATACATACCTGTTATAATAACAAATGGAGAAGTTGAAACATTAAATCAGGAATCAGGGTTAGTTAAATTTAATATAGAATATACTTTAGCTCATAAAGTACAAACACAAAGAAATTAATGTCACAAGTTACTATTGAAATTTTAGATTATGTCTATGAGGGAGGTACTTTAAATCTTAATAAAAGTTTATTAGGTACTCTTGATGTTACATCACATTCTGATTTTCCTTTAGCACTTACTTTTACTATTGCAGATATAAAAGATATAAATGCTAGAAAAGGTACTTTTAGTAAAACATTTAAAATACCTGCTACAAAAAATAATAATAAATTATATAAAAACGTATATCTTTCTAATAGCACAGATGTAAATAATATTTTAAAGAAAAAAAATTGTAGAATATTAGTTAATAATATTTTTGCTATAGAAGGTTTATTACAGCTAAATTCTGTAGGGGGTATAGAAAAGCCTGATTACTATTCTTGTGTTTTTTATGGTAATAACATTGGTTGGGCTAGTAAAATAGATGAAAAACTTTTAAAAGATTTAGGTGACAATGGTAGTGGTTGGGATAACCTAAATGGTAAAACAGGTACAGGATTAGAAATAAATAAAACAAGTATAGTAGCTACTTTTACAGAAGATGATGCTACAGGAACTAGTCCTGTTGTTTATCCTATTGTTTCTTATGGTGATTTTAATCCTACAGGTGATGTACAAACATTACAACTATTAAATACTGCTTATGATTCTAATCAATCAGGAACAACAGTAAGTTCAACAGGATATGTTGGTAGTGTAACTAATTTAAATAGATATAACACTCCTGAACCTGTAGTTGATTGGAGACCTTGTATATGGGTATACGATATATTTACTGAAATATTTAGACAAGCAGGATATAAAATATCTTCTGCTTTTATGGAAGGTACTATGTTTAAAAAACTATTATTTGCATTACCCAATTTTAAATACAATAATGCAGGTGATAGGTATGATGCTAATTCTTTAGAGTCTTCTTTTAAAAATAGTGGTTTTGTAAAAACTTTTAATTATACTGTAGCAAATCAAACTACTGTCAAAACACAAAATTATTTTTTAAATCTTAACAACACTTCTGCTAATTATGAATATACTTTAAATGAGTCAGGATTTAATGCTAGCACAGGAGCTTATACTGTTCCTGAATTTGGTTTTTATAACATAAATTTATTAAGAATGGGATATATATTTAAAAATCCTGTTTTTAACAATGTAGATACAATTACAATAACTCAATCTGTATTAAGAATTATTGTTAAAACAGTAGGACAATCACATTGGAGAATATTAGCTCAAACATCAATAGGAACAGGAATTATTATGTCTCAATCTAATTCTTCATCACATACAGGAAGAAATTATTTTGGTAATGAAATAAATGACGAAACAAGATATTTTTTAAATAAAGGTGATACGGTTAGAACTCAAGTACATTTAAAATATAAAGTTTTCCCAACATCAGGAGGTAGTTATGATGCTAGTTTTGATTTAGATATATATGGTTCTCAAGAAATAGATGTTGCTACGCCTGCAGATAATGTTGCTAATGGCAGATATGATATAAAATTACAACCTGAATATGCTGCTTATGGTCAAACATATGATTTAAAAGAGGTTATTAATGAAGAATACAAGCAAATAGATTTTATAAAAGGAGTGGCACACGCTTTTAATTTACAATTAACTACAGATGAAAGCAGTAAAGTTGTACACATAGAACCTTTTGATACTTTTTATAAGCCTTTAGCAGAAGCAATAGATTGGACATACAAAGTAGATAGGAGCAAAGACTATGTAGATACTTGGATTAAATCAAGCTTAAAAAGAGATTTAATTTTTAAGTATAAATCAGATGATAAAGATGCTAAAGTAAAACAAAGGTCTTTAGATTATTTTAAAGAAATAGAAGATGAATATCCTTATTTTGAAACACTTGATGAAAGTTTTGAAAAAGGAAAATCAGAATATGAAAATCCTTTTTTTGCAGGCACATTTAACGCAGGTGATGCAGATATTTCTTCTAATCCTAATCCTCAACCATTTATAGCTTGTTTATGGCAACAAGCAGAAGGTAATGTGTTTTTATCTCCTAATAGCTTAACAAGACCTGATAAGGGTTTTGAATTCCAACCGAGGTTATTATTTTGGAAAAGATATAGTCCTAATTTAAACGGTTCACCTTGTTTAAAATATGCTGTAGCTCAAACTTGGGACGGAGAAATAGGAGGTATTTTTGCTGAACAACAATCAGGAAGTATAACTATAATTGGCTCAACAAGAATATCATCATCTTTTCCACAAGCAACATCTTATAATAGAGATGATAGTAATTCACCTGTATTAACTTATGGTAATGTATGGGTTAGAGATTATGATGATGCAACAAATACTTATGGTGATTATAGTGTTGGTAATGGTTTATACCAAACTTATTATAAGCAAATGGTAGAAATGATAAAACAAAATCCAAGAGTTAGAACAATAAACATAAATTTAAAAATAAAAGATATAGTAAATTTAGATTTAAGAAAATTAATATATATAGATGGTGATTATTGGAGGATAAATAAAATTATAGATTTTGCTCCATTAAACAATAAAACAACAAAAGTAGAATTAGTGAAATGGATAAGTTATGGAGGATTTGCAAGTGACACACCAACTTTGAATCAAAATGATGGTCGTTGGAATAATGCAACTATGACACATTTTAGAAGTTTATAAATATGGCAGAACAACAAAATCAAATAAGTAATGGAGGAGTACCTAATATTAGTGGTTTAGAGGTGTATATGACTGTTACTATAAGTGGAGAAGATTTTCTAATACCTATTGTTGCGGAAGATGAATATGGTAACGTACATAAAGTATTGAGAAGAAGTGTAAATAACATAATAGAAGACGACGAATAATGCCTGAAAAATTACCCATAGTAGAAGAAGCATTAAGAAGGGCAGGAGGTCTTTATATAGAATACTTGCAAGATGAGCTAGAATACCAAAAGCACGTTGCATCAGGTAATCTAAAAAATGGTTTCTATGTTAGAGTACATTATGCAGGTGGTGGTATAAGAATGGACGTTATGAATAAATATGCCTATATGGATACTGTAAATGATGGTGCTAATAGAGTAGACGTAAATTATGAAACATTATATGAGTGGACAAAACAAAAAGAAGCTAGAGGGGAATTAAGTTTTTCAAGCCCTAGCAGAAGAAGTTATTTTATACATAAAGTAAAATCTGAATTAGAAGACGGTTATTTAACTAAAGGAGGTGAAAGGGTTGCTCCTAGAAGATACTTTTTTATAGAAACAGCATATGATACTGCAAATGCTCAGGGAGTTCTTGATGGTATAGAAAATAGTGTTTCAGACCAAATAGAAGCTGTACTAAATAAATATGGAAGTTTTAAAGCAATACAATTAACAATATAACAAAAAGAAAATGGCAAAAAAATTAGCTATAGAAGTTGAAATTAAAAATATTAAAAGAGTTGCAGATTTAAAAGCTGAATTAAAATCTTTGCGTAAAGAACAAGTTGAATTAGAAAAACTTTCTAAGACAGGTAGATTTACGTCAAAAAAACAGGAAGAACAATATATTAAAAATTCTAGAGCAATAAAAGATAAATCTACACAGCTAAGAAACTTAAATAAAAACTTAAGAGAATCTACTACAAATACCACAAAAGCCACAAAAGCTTCTAATGGTATGGCTAAACAAATAGTTAAAGG